ATATCTTCATAACCTATCTTGGCTAATTCAGAGGAAAGGTACCCGACAATGATCAGGCCGTCTTTAGAATTTCCCGCATCTGACAACTCTTTTAGATATTTGGTGTTATTCAGGTCTTTAATCATATAAGTTTATTATAGCATATTGGGTTTTGCGTTCGTCTTGGGAGCGTTGGACTTCTCGGCTATTGGCAGATTCCCATTGCCCGGCTGGGTCGTCGGAGTGTTAGCGGGCTGTCCATTTGTCTGTGGATTAGGCTGGGGCTGGCTTTTCTTGACCTTTAGACCTAACATCTGTCGTACTTCGTTAAGATCATCAAGAGCATCTGGATTACTAAGGATGTTCGGGTTAGTTTCATATTGTAGCATTGCCAAGATATTAGAAATCCTCCCTTGTTTGTTAAAGCCTTCACCGGTCACGTTTATTCCCACATAAATCTCAATATCCTTGAAAAATTCCTTAGAGACGGTGGCAAATAGCTTATTACTTTTCATTAATTCCTGCTTTTTCATTTGGGTAAGCATATCAAATCCCTCTTGATACATCGTTCCTCCCGATAAGGCAGTGATTTTCATTTCAGTCAGAATAATACTACCTCGGATATAAGCGTCAATCATTTCTTCCATAAAGGAAGCGTCACCGCTAAGCTCAAGGGCTTCTTCTTCATCCATATCTTGAAATAAAGCCGGTAAAACCCAACGCTTATAAATAATTGACAAGAATAAGCCTATCTTTTCCCGTTTAAAGTCGTAATACTTACCAATGGCCTGGTTCTGTACTACGACGGCCGTAGCTGAGGCACTGGACGGCAGATTTTCCCCGCTGGCCGCCTCAAAAGCTTTTAACGCCTTGGTAGCCTCGTCCATATTTCTGTTCCATTCTTCGGCGTATAGAGACAGATTAGGAAAAACATTGTTTAATATTTGTAAGTCCTTTGCTAAAATAATTTGCCCGTTTTCAATAGCTGAAAGAATATTTTTACCGGCAATAGTATCATCCGGACTCCAGAATATAAGTCTGCTGGCGATTTTCATTACATCCCTAATTTGATTGCCCAGTTCATTGGCTCTGTTTTGGTAAGGCTGGCATATTTCCCGATAACCTTCACCCCAAAACCTGTTTTTATATTTGCCGAGTCTTACCGATTCGTAAGGCTTATAGCGTTTAATCTTTATTTTCTTGGTTATCTTGAAGGTCTGGGGTTTAAGTTCCTCGGCGAACAGAATGATACCAGGGACAATCGTCCCCTGATCATTTCTAAAGAAATTAGTCTGCTCGTTCCCGCCATTAATTCTGATTTTAACTCGTGCCATTACCAAGAGAGCATTGACATAGTTGTTATTGTCGCCCTTTTTGTAGTTGTATTTAATCCCGTGGACTTCCTGTTTTATTCGCCCTAATCTCTTTTTACTGATTTCTCCATACCAATAGAAGATTTCATAGTATGGAGTCAGCGAGTTTTCCCCTAAATCTCCGTATTTAAACAATAAATCAACGTTATCCCAGCCCTTAGTATTCCTGACATCAGTCTGATTCATTACATATCGTTCAATAACCGGTGTATCTTCTAGCGTCTTGGCTGACTGGTCGACAATAAAAAGGTTTTGCGGAAGAACAGGGCGATAAATTTCCTGCCCGTCATCTATTCTTCGAACAATAATATTACCGTCATCATAGAGCTTATAAATCATTTCATTCAGCTCTACCCCCTGATTGGTCTGACGCATATAGCTTCTTAAAACCAATCTGGCAAAATATTCGTGGGCTTGGTAATCGGGGTCATCTACGTATGCGTCAATGTTGTCTGTGTTTAAGTTGGTGTTGGCCACGGCAGTCTCAATCATCGGCGTACAAATATCATAGAATTCTCGGTCGTCTGCCTGCCCAGGTGCTAAATCGGTTAAAAACCCGTGATTTTGATGAGTTAACATCGTTTGGACGGTTTCATATTGGCTGAACTGGACCCGGTCGGACAAGTCTATCTTATCGCTTTCAAAATGATTGAGCTGATTAAGAATAAGACTGACGGCAACCTGTGAATGTGGCTGAACTATATTTTTGGTCATATTATTTATAACGAGTCGGATTATATCTGGCCTCGTTTTGTTTCATTAACTCTTGGAAATCGTTGTTTTGAGTCATTTGCTTTTCTACAATCGCGGAGTATCTATACATATCGGCAGGGTGGGAAGTCCAATCGTGAACTGGGCTGTCCTTAAAAACTAAATTCTTTTCATCCCATTCTTTGCGATACTGCTTAATTGCGTCGATAAAGGGTTCACCGTTTTTCTCATCTATCCAGACCCGGCCAAACATTATTCTAGCGGCGTCAATTCCATCCGCAATTGAAACATTTGGCACGACTTCAAAATTGATCCCTAATCCCTTAGCTGTTTCCTTTCTGGTTATTCCGGTAGTTAACTCTCTTTGTTCAATATCGTGGGGCGCGAAATGTTTTCCGTATATGTAAGGCTTGTCTTTTATTATTTTAGCATAGTGGGGTAATCCGAGGTTGTTATTTTCATAATAATCAATTAAACGCATTCTTTCAGAAGTTCTCTGCCAAAATCCAACTGACATTGTGTCGCTAATTCCCAAATCCCAAACAGTATAAACCGGTAAAGAAGGATTGTAAGGAACATTGCTGATTCTCCCTTCTTCCTTGGCCTGTTTAACCATTGTGCTGTAATATGCGCCTTTAATATCAACTTCATCCCAAACGCCATATCTCCATTGCTCTCTTAATCCGTCTGGCAAACCATCTAAGAATTTAATATAATCAGGATCGTTCTCCATTATGTAAGGATTGTCGTCAACTCTCGCCGGGATAAATATTCTCGTTCTTCCGGTTTTATTATCAACTGTTCTGATAGATGTTCGGGTATCTCCAGTAAGGCCAAATCTTAGTTTAACCCATTTATGGCCCCGGCCTCCCGGATTCCCGGTGGTAAACACTTGCGGCCTTAGCTCGGGAATAGTACTTCGGCAAGATGAAATTAGTTTTAAATAACTTTCCTCACTAGGTATCTGCGGTAATTCTTCAATAAGCATTTTATGATATTCGTGTCCCTGATATTTTTCGTAAGCGTTATCATCTTTCAAATGGCCTAAAACGATAGCCCCGCCATTTGGAAATCTTATTTCTCCCTTTACGAAATCTGCGCCGGTCGGCCTATACATTATCTTGGCTCTTGAGACCCAATCATTCAAATCTCCGGCGTTTTTACGAATTACTAAAGCTCTATATCTAGGGTGGTCTTTATCATAAAGCAAGAACGCCATTCCTGCGTCTGTTTTCCCCCCGCCTCTAGCACCGCCAAAAAATATCTCAAATTCAGTTCTAACTAGAGCTTCTTCCTGTTTGATTGTCGGCTTCCAATGTATTAACATTTTTTTGAGGCAAGACTATCACGCCTAATTTATCTCCCTGTGAAGTTACATCTAAGCTTTGCTGGGCTTTACCAAAAGTTCTATCCAATAAGCTGTCAATAGCTTTGTTATCTGGGGCTTTAGTAGTAATGAAAAAGTATTCGTCTTCTGTATCTTCTTCATAATCACCATTTAAGTAAGACTCAATAATGATCGGGCTAGTTATCAATTCAGGCCGTAATTTTCGTTTATTCCCTTTTTTATCAGTTTCAGTTTTGATAACAAATAGATAAGATAGACCTTGCGCAAGCGAAAATTGAGCGTCATAAAGTCTATTCGCATTTTTCAATACTCTTTGTTTTAGTTCTTTTTCAACTTGGAGTCTTTCTAGGGTAGCCTGATTCATTCCGCCTTTTTTTCTTCCGGCTCCTGGTCTGGCTCCTCCTAAAGCTGATTTGTTTTTCACTTTTTCAGACATATAATTGTGGCGGCGGCGGGACTCGAACCCACAACCTCCTGGTTATGAGCCAGGCGAGCTACCAACTGCTCTACACCGCTATTCTTCTTGTCTATAATCGACAAAGCCAATAGCCGAAGCTCCCGGACTTGTTTTCTTAAACTCTTCATCAATCCAAACATCATCAACTGGAGCTAGCTTATCTTTCCTGATTGCCTCAATAGCGCTCTTGGCTAAAATATACTTTCTAACTACAAACAATTTTTCCCCAGCACAAAGAGAGGGTTTCATCCCTCGTTTGCGCAATTTATTACTTGATGAAATGTCCGCCATAAGGTGTTATCATTCCCGTTTATATTATTAATTATAGCACACCAGCCTATTCAATCCCGAAGGCTTCTAAAATTTCCATTTTTAAAGGAAGGCAATCAATATCAAAGTTGATGGTTTTTATAATCTTTCTCGTCTTGGTTGAAGGAAGCTTTAGTCTCTTGGCGGTTTCTTCAATAGAGAGTTTTAAAATCAGGCAGTAAAGAAATACGCTGCGTTCTTCATTATTTAAATCATCTAGGTAGGCTAGATATTTTTCATTCATATTTTTATTATACCATATACCCCATAGGGGTGTCTAGTATTTAATAAAAGAGCCCCCTATGTGGAGGCTTTAACAAATGATTTTTTAGCCAGTCTAACAATAATGTTATCCGGCTCACTGTGATGGACAATAATCCTTTCAAACCTTGCTAACTGCTCGGCTTGTTTATCGGTCATTGTCTTACCGATTAACGAAACGGAGGGTAACCCTTGTTTAAGAAGCTCGATTGTTTCCCATATAGAAACGGTTAGATGAACTTCTTCGCCCTCAGTACGGTGGATATTATAAAGCTCCCGTTTGAAGCCTTTGACGAAAAACCACTCATCTTTTTGGAAGTTGTACGCAACATATCCAGTATGGATAGAAAGCTCGTCGTAAATTTTAAAAGCTATCCGGCCAGATATGATTGAGTGCTGCTTAACCAGTCCTATCTCGTACTCATTAGCAAATTCCTGCGGGATTCCTTTGTCCTCCAGGAACTTACAATAGTGTAATTCGAGATTAGGTAATTCTCTTTGAGGTGGTTTTGCCTCTTTAAGAAAATGGTCTTTTAGCTCTTGAGCTGCGCTCCGAACATCTAAGCCCTTACGAACGGCCAGGAAGTTAATGACGCTTCCTTTATCATTCGCTTTAGGGTTTAAATAAAGGTTCTTTACCGGGTTAACAATAAACCCCTCGCCGCGGATCTCGCCATTCTGATAGACAGAATAGGGTATATTTAGCCAGTCAAGTAAATCCTTAAAAGGTATCTTCTGACTTATCTCGCTGAAATTGAGAAATTCTGACATTTTAACACCGCCTTTTTGAGATTGATAAATGATTGAAAAATTTCCATACACTCACTAGTAGTTAGTACCCATTTATGAGGGATATATCTCTCAAGCTCGGAGTGGCAGTCTCGACATAGTTTATAAGTCGGGCCCGCTCCGTGGTACCACTGAATAGGGAATATATGGTGTTTGGTTAGTGGCTTTTTATTGCCACAGGTAGGGCAGATTTTTGGGGCCTTACACATCGCACACCTCGTTTAATAATGAAAAGGAACTGTCTTCATTATATCACAGGGTAAAATAAAAGGCCAAGTTTCCTTAGCCTTCTATTGAATGTGTCAAAAAATAATATCCGTAAAGAGTTGTCCTCACCTTCGCGATATATCATAACCAGACCGGTGGACATTCCCGCCTAAACTAAAGCTTTATCAGCTCGTTAATCGTGAAGATATGTTTAAGGGATTATTGGCTCTTGGTGGCAAGTCCGGTTCAAACAAGGTTTTCCCTTGAGAGCTTTGGCCTTATTATTATAACATAATCCAGTCATTTGAGAGAAAATTATAAGTAGCCGGTGTTTCCTCGACACGGGGAGGGGGTGTATAGGAATCTTTTAAGGGTGGAAAAGTTTTTATAAGACTGTTCTTAGTGCCTAACCTTAAATAAGCCTGGTACTCCGGCAAATCCATAATATCGTTATTTTTCACCCGGACTATCCCGGCTAATCTTTCCGCTTCCGTGTCGCCGCAGTTAAAAACAATAAACGAGCTGACAATGCCGAATATCGAGCTGAGGACTTTTTTATCTATTTCTAAAAAGTCGTGGTGGCTGATAGTGAAACCAACCTGACAGCTCCGGGCGTATTGGAGCAAAGACGGGAAACTGGAATTAACGCTTGACTGGAACTCGTCAATATAAATCATTAAAGGTTTCTTGACCGTATTTGATTTGATATAAGAAAATACCGAATAGAGGATTAAAGCGGAGAGAAACTTCTGATTGTCTGAGTCGCTGGTATTTGTGTTAATCAGAAGTGACTCCCCCCGCTCAATTATAGATTCAATATCAAAAACATTTTCCTCGGAAGTAATAAACTGGCTCATCTCATCATTATCTAAGAACTGGGATAACCGGCTGGCAATACTGGACATTGTATTTATATAATCGGAAGTTTTCTTCATCCCGCTTTTAGAAGTGTCTTCTATTTCGTTAAACCACTTACGAATCATCGGGTCTGTAAAATTATAGGCTTTACGAATATCCTTGAAACTTAGGAATTCATTGAGAAACTTTAAGCTGCGGTCTTCTTCCTTAAACCCTTTAACAGCCTTAGCTAGAATCTCCTTCATCCGGACAGTGGCCTCCGGGTTAATCGAGGTCGCGGTTATCATAATATCCATTACCTCAGTAAACTCCCGGATTAGAGTATCTACGCTGTATCCTTTGCGCCTTAGAGGATTAATCCTAACCGGGTGCTGGAAGGAAATATATTGATAGTTCTTGTTCTTGGTTAGTTTATTGACGCTGTCTCCTTTAGGGTCAATAAATATGACAGACAGGCCAAAATTCATATCATAATCGGCCATACGCTCCATTAAGACAGACTTTCCCATTCCGGAACGCCCGATTATGTAAGTATGATTGAACCTTGTCTTTACCTTAGTTATATATGGAATTTCTGCGTCAAGGTCTTGAAGTATGCCAAGTTTAAGCCTATAATCCTCCGGCATCTCTTCTCGCCTGGTCGTTCTTCCACTTTCTAAAATCAGCAGAATTAATAAAGTCATTAACCTCGGCTTCGGCTTTTTTAAACTTGGTTTCTTCCATATTCACCATAACATCTTTTAACTTCTCTTTAATATCAAGGTCGGAAAAGGAATTAGTATCAAACCCGGATAAAACCGATAATAAATAAGTCAAATGGACAGGGGGAAAATTATTGAAGTCAATTTTGCTAACCACTAAAGCATATAAATCGTTTTTACTTCTGAGGCTTTCAGCCTCTGCTTTAATTTTATCCGCTTGAGCGTATTTAAGCAGATTACCAGCTCTTATGCTTTCAGCCTCGGCGATCAATTTTTCATTCTCTGCTCTTTTCCGGTCTTTTTCAATCTGATCGTGTTCTGTCAAAGAGACTGTCAAGTCTATTTCAGACTTAATTTTAGTCAATCTTAATCGGTGAGTAGCGACTGCGGCTTCAAAGATATGTTCCGCCTGCATCCGTTTTTCAGCTACAAGGTTAAGAATATATTCTTCGCTAAATATTTCATCGGCTTTTAATAAATACAGTTCTGTGTTAATCGCTCGTAGGTTTCGTATTTTTTCAAGTATTAATATCTGCTTTTCATTATCGAGTCTAATTTTATTATTTAACCTAGTCTTAGACCATAAGAACATCGGTGTACCGCTGTTAATAGCCGATTGTAAATCAGCAGAAAAATCAAGAATAGGAGTATCCGATAATTTAAGAGCGTCGCCCTCCTTAAAATATCTATTAACTGCGTCGCTTCTCTCAGATTTATTTACTGAACTGTTATTGGATTTAACGGGCAATTTAGAACCATAATTAGTCGTTCGACCACTATTGTTGCTCATAACTTTTCCTTTTTAATTCTTCTTCATTATAATCAGCAAATAAATCAATTTTATGTTCACAAAGAGGGCAATCATAATACTTCATTACTCTGTTGCATTGAGGACACTCAAAAAATATTCCCTTAAATCCTTCATTTACACTATCACAATGAGGGCAAATAACATCATTAATCTTTTCTGCTAAGATTGTTTTCAGACAGTGAGGGCAAATAAAGTTAAAAGGTTTTCTGTTGTTTGCGATAAATTCAAAAGTTTCAAAATCGGATAGCCCTTCATAACTAGAGGGACGATAAAGATTTAAAAACTTTCCTCTTATTCCATTCTTGCCGGGAAAATCCATATTATCTAAATCTGTTATTGCCTTATCTATGACGTCTGGCAATTCATCGAAGATGGATAGAAGATAAATAAAATTGAAAGCAGCTATCCCAAGTGAAAAGGCAAATATTATAATTGAGGGTATAAA